TATAATTTAATGGTACATTTTGTAGGTAGTGAAAATCAACTTAAAGCAGAAATGTATAACATATATACCCCAATAATACGTTTACCTGATGGGGATAATATAGTTTTAGTATAATACAAAAAAAAAGAGAATAGTCATATGACTATTCTCTTTTTTTATTCCAAATTTTTACTTTTTTCTCAATAATATCAACCGCCATACTGTCGCACATTTCTTGATAATAAACTAAATAATTATCTTCTTTTGTTGTTGATTTACCTTGGTGTCCTCGCACCCAATTATATTGTATATCATAGTTTGATTCATTAATTTTGCATACGACTTCCCATAATTCTTTATTCTTAACAGGTCCGCTCGAATTTTTCCAGCCCATTCTTTTCCATTTATTAACTCTTTGACTGGCACCTTTAATAACATACTCACTATCAGAATAAACGTTTATCTGTTCATTTGGATAATTATTAACTGCAAATATTAGTCCATCAAGCATTCCAAGAAGTTCACAATAATTATTAGTTTTGTCTTCAAAAACTTTTACATTTTTATATAAAATTTCATCATTTTCATTAATTACAATTACTGCAATAGATCCAAACATTGGTTTAGACTTATCCCTATAACCATTATTATAACTTCCACAATCACTAAATACTTTAATTGACATAGCAGCCCCCTTATATATTAGTAATATTAATTCCCGTGCTAGTATACTGATAATGTTTGTTATCATCTACAATACTTCCAATTTCAACTAATGTAACTTTACCTTGCAAAGTTGCTTCAGCTCCATTTGTTGTAAAAAACATTTCATTTTTACTAACTTGAAAGTAGCTATTAACATATCTGTCAAACAGTATGTTTTCAGTTTTTATATGAAATCTAAAACGATTTAGCGGGCTCCACATACTTAAATTTGCACTATTATAATCAATGGTTAATGTAACTGGATTTTTAATTTCATTAAAATATTGGTTTACCACTGTTGGATTTTCTATTCCATTCCAATAAATTTTTAATTTATCTTCATTTGATTTATTAATTAAATCATTAGTCATATTATAGGTACCGTCTAAATTTTTGCTATAAACCATATACTTATTCCCATATAATTCTTCTAATGCAATTTTATTATCGTCTATTAAAACTTTTTCCAATCTAGTATAGTACTCATATATATTCAATTGTGAGTTCAATTTTGTTCCTTCTCCATACAGATTAAAATTTTCTGATATGTTTTTATCCACAAATATTCTAACATTGTTTATATTACGATTATTAATTTTTGGTGTATTAATGCTATTATAACGATTTTTAAAACAAAATAAATTTCCTTTAAACCACATTGAAACTCCATTGTTATATATTCCATATTGTTGATGCAAAAATTTCAATGACATAAATAAATTATTGGGGGGTAGTATAATTTGTGAGTACTTGGTATTATTATGCGGTTCTTCATATATAACTGGAATTTCCATCTTATTCAATAAATATAATAATACATCATTTACCGTAGCATTATTATATATTCCATTACACATATATCTATTATAAGTTAATACAGTCTCAGGAATAAAATCCATAATAACCTGTATATAGTCGTTTCTATTAGCATTTTCACTAGCATTATCGGATTTATATACGGTTACCGGAACGTTAACTGGTTTAATTTTAAAATTTTCTAAATAATAGTCTTTGTAACTAGTAGTTACATTTTGTCTTGGACTAGTCTCATTACTAGTTATTGATATTGAGTAAGTCATTTTAGATGCCCTTAGTTCTAATTTATTATGCATATCGGGGTTTACAAAAAACCCTACTTTAATGGCACTATTCACGCTATTAAAGTAGTCATCTAATATTGTTACAAATGTTATACGTTCACTATACTGATATATTACGTTATCTATATCTTTTATCATAAAATTGATATTATACTTATAATTAATCATACAATTTCTTCCCCTTCATATAAATATTCAAGTATTACTTCATTTTTACGAAAATACTTATTACATGTATCTTTAACTATCGATATCCCAGGTTTATTAATATATTGATTTTCTAAATTAATTTTATTAATATCATTTATTGACTGTTGTACTAGATTTTTGCTACTTATTATTCTATAATTATCATATAATTGAATATCTGATGTTAACATTTTAAGCGTTTCCGCATTATATTCTATTCCTGGTTCTAATGTTCCTTTAAGAATCATTTCATTTACAGTATCTACAGCTGCTGCTATTCCTTTTCTTCCTGAATATGTTATGTTATACTTAGGATGATTCATCATTGAAAATAATACCGAAATTAATTTATTGTCTGGTTGGACTCTTTCTTTTTTTAATTTATGAGTTAATTCACTAAACCAATTACCTTTATAAATATTCTTACTGTATGGTCCTTTATTCTCTAAAATAGACACGTCAGTTCTATATCCTAACATATCATAATATAAAATATTATTAGTTATTATTAAATTATATTCGTTATTATTACAATTATCAATAGATAATCGTACAAATGCACGCGGATCAATATTGTTAGTATTAATAACGTATGCATTCGGAATATATTCCATGAATGCTTTAACCATTTCAATGGAATTCATTATAATTTTTATAGCAGGTTTTTCTTCATTAGTTCTCATATACTTATTATAATATTCATCATTGTAATTTGCATTAATCGACTTACAATATTCTGCTTCTTTATCACTATAGTACATTATTATATTAGTATACTTTTTCAATCTGGAAGCAAAATAATGTCTATAATGAGCAGCTATATTAATAATCTCGCTAATAATCATATATCTATCTACTAAACTTAATCCAGATAATTCTTCGTGATATAGTTTCTTCAAAACAGTAGTTAAGTCAATATAAACATTGACAGTGTCTTTACCATTTAATAATCTGTCAGTATGAATTAATGTATTAAGTGCAGTGTTTAAATAATCATACTTAATTTTTGTTGAATGTAATGAAATTTCAAGTGAAGACATTTGATACTCATAATTCATAGAAAATCCCCCTCTCAAATTATTATTGGTTTACTTATCTTAATTTTATCTTTAGTTGTACCTGTATCTTTACTTAATTCATTATAATATATTGATGCTCCATTTAGATTCAATAACCTGTTATTCTGTTTTATCTTTCTATAGAATTCAACATCAACATCTCTGTCACTATAAATATGGAAATTGCAATTAACTATACCCATTGATAGTAGTGTATTAAATATTAATAAATGAGATTTACCATTAGCTGCAACAAATATATCAGTGTTAGAATGATTGTTAGGAACTACATTGTTGTATACTCCTATTATATCAAATACTCCTTCAGTTATATACACGTTGAATATTGGTTCTTTCAAATCTATATCATTTGATATTACATATATCTTTTTATTACTATCCGCATCATCAAGTATTAATCTTACATTTCTATAACGAGGTTCATCATTATAAACATTTCTAAATGTGATAAAATTATTATCTAATGCCATAAATCCTATAAAACGTTTATCTACGTCATTCAATATCTGTTTTTGAGACTCATACTTAAAACGGGTAGATATTAAATGAGACATTTTATTGTTATTAAGGAACTCTGTAAGGTTTAACACAATTTTATATCTATTCAGTACTTCATTATAATTATCATCTGTAATATCTAATCCAAGCCTATCTCTAAAATATAATAGTTTATCAACATGACTATCAGTTAATTCATTGACAGAATAATTATATCGTTTATTGGATAAGAATTGTACGTCAGTTGTATACTTGTAATTTTGCTGTTTCTTATATTCAATATTACATTTATTGATATAAGTTAATACCGACATATCTGTTATCTTTAATTTCATAGCAACATTATTATTAAATACGCCTTTCGCGTTACAACGTTGGCAATAATACTTGAACGGTGGTTTATTAGATATATAGAAGTGTGCATGAGATTTATCTTTTACAGAATCTCCACAATAAGGACATCTTACCGGACTATAGTCTCATCTTTAGACGAAGTAAGTCTACACACTTTTAATTGCTTTTTAAGTTCATTATAAATAGAAAAATCGTACATTATATCACCCTTTCTCAAAAAATATAAAAAATAAGTAGTATAACAAAAATGTTATACTACTTTTATAAATGTTAAAACTTCTACTATGAAATCATTTGCGTTTATATCTAATATGTTACCATTTCTGTCTTCGAAAACATTACTTTTTAAATCAATTAACGAGCGTATCATATTATTGTTTTCAAATATTGTAGAAACATCACTATACTGTAACATGGCATCCATATATAATGGCGTTATTGATATCTTTTCAACTGTACGCTTACGAATATTAATACGTCTACTAGATGTGTTTATGCGACTATACAATATTCTATTAAATATATCAAGATTATTCTCTAAAAATTCTTCTCCTAAACCAGCCATTAATATATACTTACGTTTTATGTTTAGTGATTTAATTTTAAAATTATGATACTTTTGTTCTAGCAAAAATAATTGAATTGAATTAACTTCTCCTTGACATACAGCTTCAAGCTGTTCGATTCTTTCATTTATTAATTTTTTACCATAGCGTTCATAAATTTTTTTACATTCTTGTATTATTGCCATTTCATTTAATTTTTGAACTCCTTTATCGTACTTTAAATGATGAATTTCCAATTTTTCTTTATCTTCTAATTCTTTATTAGAGTTAACTTTAATTGATTTATAAGATACACTATAATCGTATTCAAATAAGAATTTAATTTTATTACGAATAACAACATCTAAAAATGCTATTAAACTTGTATTGTTTTTAGTTTTAATTAAGACTGTATTAACTATGTTTTTTGTTATAGCTAATGATGTTATTGATACATCATCTGATTTCTGTCTTATATAACTCCATATAACACGATTACTATACTTAGTACGGACTAATCTACTAAATACTATCTTATGCAATTTATTGATAATCGATGAACTTCCTCCATTGAATTTAATAAGACATTCACAATAAATATTATAATAATCATAATTTTCACCATTTTCAAATTCATATAGACAAACAAGAGGCGTTATAAAACGCATTAATGATATTGCTTTTAAAAACGTTTTATTAAGTTCATCAGTTACTTGTAACTCGATATTAACATTTGCACTTGCACCTTTGTCCAATGTAATTGTATAGTTTTTATCAATATTGTCGCTTATACGTTTCATTATTATTGGATTTTCATCAATAAATGACATTATTACATTTTCAATATTAGCTCCTTTGTTTTCAATTCTTATATCATATATTAGAGCTAATAACTTATAATAAAGTTCGACATCATTACTCATAACAATTTGCCAATCTTCAACAATTAAATCTGTTTGATTGATTTGTATACGTTTAATTAACGGTAATGAGTTGAATAATTTCACATCATCTCTTTTAAAAATTCTATCAAATGGTACGTTTATACCTCTTTCATCACCTGTAATAAAGCATGCTTCAACTTCTTTATTATCAGATTTTAATACTGACTCATCTTTCAATTCAATTACCTCCCTATAAAACAAATATTTTTTGATCTTACATTATAATAATATGCAAATGAACGTTAATTTAATTGTTTATGGAGTTTTGCGTCTTTTAGGTTTTTTAGATTCTACTTTTTTCTTTTCAATTTCTTTCTTACGTTTATCAGCTGCCTTTTTAGCTTTCTTCTCAAGTTGCTCTTGTTTTTTATAGCGATTATATTCATTTAATTTGCTTTCAGAAGTTTTTATAGGTATCATACATTTTTCAATATCCATATTTTTATGGTATCGTCCTTTTGCTTTAGATTTCATAGTATATCCTTGATCCACTATATACAATAATGCAAAATATACACTTTTTTCAAAACCATAACTTTCGTTAGGATTTTTAATTTCAGGTTTATCAGTTAAGCACTTTTCAGGTAGTTTAGTTATACTCTCAGGAATCAAAATTCCATCTTGGTTATATACGTATGCATACGTATACATAAAATTCGGAGAGTTACTAAACACGTTAATTCCATAACCATTTAATGTAGTACTTGTTTTCATCAAAGTTGGGTTGGAACATACAAATTTTATTACTACATCATATAGGCATTTTTTACCGAATTTTTCACTAGGTATTTTAAAATAAAAATAAATATGATCATTTTCTTCCCATACAATCATTTTAGGATGACCATTTTTTTTAATTAATTCTTGGTACCTCCATTTCATACCTTGAATAATTAGATCTCTTCTGGCGAATCCGGCTGAATATGCACCAGTAGGATTTTGTAAAAAGTTTTTTATCGTCATGAACTTACTTACTTTTGCCAATATTTATTCTCCTTTCATTAGATTAAAGGCAAGGTATCAACTATATGACACCTTACCTAAAAATTTTAATTATAAGTTATTTTTAATGCTTGAACTTCTCCGATAAATTGATTTGAAGTAGCTAATAATGATATCATTGAGAAACACGCTTTCATTATCTGTATATCTGTCATTGCAGAGTTTATTATTCTTGTTTTTCTCATATCTTCAAATCTATGTTCAATTAAATTAAAAATTTTATTGTTATTAACACACTTTTCTAATATTTCATTTATTTCTTCCGAATCTTGTATTTTATTATTAAGAACCGTATAATACGATTGCTTAAATGAAGTCGTAACCGAATCTAGTAGCGTTTCTATAAATCTTTCCCTTTCTTCCCCTTTAAGCGATTTGCATATCTTTTTATTTTTATTTAATAATCGTTTATAAGTTTTATATTTTTTGTGTATGCAGCTAGGTATAATTAAGTTACCGCCACAAATATATCCGTTTTCTATAGTAGATTTACATGCATATACAGCGTCTTCCATTAAGAATTTTCTAGTTTCTTTTTCCGTATAAGATTGTCCCCCAACATATAAAACTGCTGTTTTTGCTTTTAATATAGCAATACGTTTTTTAAGATCATAAACTTTGCTATTAGATAAATCTCCGTCAAATTCGTCTAAGTATTCTTCAAGTTCACATATTCTATTATCGACCTCTAATGGTAAATTTTCTTTAACTATAACTGTTTTAGTATCATCAGCTGTTATCCTATCACAACTCCCTAATATATCTTTAGTGATATCTTTAGGAGACATTCCAGCAACTTTACTATATATTTTAGCACCTAAATATATAGCCATGTCTTCAAATCTATCTTCCCATTCCATTGAAGGTAATGGAAACATTAATGGAAGACATATGAAATTTTTACCACTTGGTTGAGTTCTGTTTATTTTAAAGAAATTATACATTTCATGATCATAATTTTTAGCTATAATTATTAAAGGTTTTCCCATCCCCGTACAAACTTGTGCATATAAATTACCTATTGATTCCATATCCGCTCCATCAATAGTGTCATTACATAATAATACCATTGCATCTTCATATACTGCTGTAATACGATTTTTTTCTGTTGCGAATTCTCTAGCTAAATAACCGCCTTTAAATTCTATTCCATTTTGTATATCTACTCTGTCTTCTGTTGCTTTTTCATTTATTTCTAACGATATAAATCCTTCTACTCCGACTTTTTTATATAATTCATATATTATATCCCCGGCTGCATCATCGTTGTTATTAGATATTGCAGCTATTGACTTTAAAACCTTAAAATTTTCATCTGTTATTGGTGTTGCTTTTTTAAGTATATCAGTTTCTAACAATTCTGCTAAATATGTAAGTGTATCTATTATTTCTTTAGGTGCAATTTTAAACTCATTTTTAATATTTAATATTTCTTTATATAAAGCCGATGCTACAATTATTGAAGAGGTAGAACCGTCTCCAACTTCCTTTACTAAAGTTTTACTTATTGCTTTTATTAAATTTAATATAGTAGTACTAAACTCATTATTATAAGATATTTTTCCAAGAACTGTATAGCCATCTTTACATAATGTTGGCCCGGCTAATTTATTAGTTAATATACTATTAGTTCCATAAGGACCAAGTGTGTTTTTTAATACTTTTGTTATGTGTTCCAATGTAGCATCTATCATCTCATTTGTATCTTTTTCATTATAAACATTGCACATTATGTTTTCCTTCATAATGTTACCTCCTATTATTTTCCCTTTAAATTCATCTTAATTCGATCTATTTTGTTCTTCTTGTAACTTGTTTTTATATAGTGATAACGTAATTGCATATTTTTTGTCTTTATTTATTCTCATAAGTGATTCCACGAAGTATATTGATTTAGACTCTGGTTTTAATTTTTTCGCTACTATATTTACCATATCCTTCGCTATGTTAAAACTAGAAACATGTGTATGTGAGCATTCAAAATCTCCTCGTCTATTTACTATAAGATATTTCTTTTTATTATTATAAATAGTTTCCATTATTAAAAACTCATCTTTCACTTTGCTCATATACCCGGATTTCCAAATTTGTTTTGCCATATTTAATCACTCTCCATGTAATATTGATAGACTCGGTAATTTATATTATGGTTAACACATAAAAATTCGATATTTTAGTTAATTTTAAAGTGCTGTTAATGAAATCTTCAATATTATTACTCTCACAAACAAAATATACTACTTTAAATTCTGAAAAATTGTTGTTATTTTCTTTATAATCGAATCCTTTAATTATATGGTATTCTATATCAGAATTAGCTAATTTTTTGAAAAAATTAGCCATAGTTAATGCATTATCGATGAATTTTAGGGATTTGAGGAAATTTTCTGTCGAATTAGTATTATGTTTTGTAAGTTCATTAACTATATCAACTATATCTCGCATCAAATCTCTCCAGTCTATCTTAATAATCTGTTTGATAAGGATTGCTATATAGCAATCCTTATTACAGATTAGATGTTTATTTAATCAAAACGGCGTTTTCCAGTATTTGTAATTATACCACCTTTATTATTATTGCGTTGCGCCGCAACTTCTCGTTGTTTAGCAATTTCTCTGTTTTGTTTTTCGATTTGTTCCTCTTTTATTTTTTGCATTTCTAGTAGTAAATTTATAGGTATTCTATCAAGTATTTCAGTAGTAGATATTCGACCTTCAAATAATTCAAGCAGATAAACTATATGCGTAGCATCTAGCTTGTTTTTCATTTTTAAGTCCATTTGTCCATCTACTGAAGCATGTTGAAAAAAAGTAATTTTTCAATATCTACAGGTATTTCTCCAAGATCTTTACCACATTCTGGATTAGGACATTTATGATTTTTTAATTGATATACTATACCATGTTTATCTGATTTATCTTGTATAACTTTTCCTAATTCTCTAGCGTCATTTATAGTTAAATCTTTTATCAGTTTACTTACTGATGATAAATCCTTTTCCATTTTGTAATAGCATGGTTTACCCAGTGTTACAGTTTTATTAGTGTCTAACATGTATATATTTTTAATAAACATCATTAAAGATATGACTTCTTTATTAGCTTCTAGTAATTTAGGATTAACTCTACCTAGTAAATCTAAATTGTCTTTTAAACTAGGTATAGCCACGTCTACTATAACTTTACTATCTGGCAGTATTTTTCTAGTAGTTTTATTAACAATAGAATTTGCTAATGCAGTTTCTGGATTAGAGCATGAAGCTATAGTATCTTGTATATTTTTATAAACTTCTTCATCTTTCACAGCGATAAATTCTTCATTTTGAAATTTCATATTATGTTGCATTCCGCAAGAACCACATTGAACTTGGAATTCAGTAGTGCCTGGAAATGATTGTTGATATATACCAAACATTAATGTTTCTGCATCATAAAATGAAGTTATTCTTAAGAAATCATCAAAACTTATTCTTCCTACTGAAAAAGCTTCACATTTATCATATAATAATTTATATATTCTACTTCTTTCTTGGTATGCAGACGCTGAAGAGTTAGCTATAGCTATAGCATCTCCATAATTTATAGCCTTCATATTAGCTACGTAACAACTTTGGTTACATACAACTTGATATGTAGGATTTGCAGTGGAACCCATTCCAAGAGATATATTATAATCATCGAATTGAGTTAAACCTTTAGGGTGCTCAACTATTTCTATTTCATCTACATTTATTTCTATATTAGCTAATTTATTTTTAACATTTCTATTTTTTTCTTCTAATTGCTCTGCAGCTGTTTTTTGTTTTTCGACTTTCTTTTCTTCTTTTTTTACAACTTCGTCTTTAGGTTTTTTTTCTTCATGAACAGTCATAGGCTGTAATGATTCTTTAAAACTTGGAAGTTCTTGTATTTCTTGTTTTTTAACTTTTTTCTTAGCTGCTTGTTCAGCTTTCCATTTAGCAAATTGAGCTGCTTCATCTTCCTCATCGTTTACTGGTATTTCTGGATCGTATTCTATACCTAACATTTCATGTAATGTATCCATATCATCCATCATTTTATTTTTTATATCTTTTTCATTCATAACAAAATAACCTCCCAATTATTTTTATTGTTATATATAAATTGTAGATAGTATTTTGCCGTCTTTACGGCTTTTATTAAATAATATTGCAAAACTAGGTTCATTTGTATCTATTTCATTATATTTAGATAGATAAACAAATACAGCCAATGCTGTTTTTTTACCATTAACTAACATTTGTTCTACTTTAATATCATATGAATAACTAGTTGGAGCGAATTTAGCACATTGTTTCTTAATTTCACTTTGTATTTTATTAAGAGTATCAGGATCCATTAACTCAAATACATAATCTTCAATTCCTACCCCTAATTCGGGTTGATTAGGAAAATCGCCTTTACGAAAAAATATAATTCTTTGAAATATTACAGCTAACGCATCCATATCTGAAACTATTTCCTGTTGTTCAAAATTAGTAAAATTAAGACGATATTCGTATCCAAATTTGCGTTTATTCATATTTGAATTTGGAATGGCCTTCATTTATATCTCTCCTATATTGATTAGTTTACTTTTTAAATTTTTTAAATAATTAAATTAATTATTTTCTGCAAATGCATTATAATAATGCTCTATTATTCTATTGATTTTGTCTAATAAATTTTCACACGTAGTAATTAATAATTTATTAGCATACGCCACATATGTGATACATCTAGCAGTTAAATCATTTTTTTGATGATATGTTGTAGTTGATGATCTGTCCATCTTATTTTTTCTCATTATAGTACTATAATGAGAAACTAAATTTTCAAAAGATTTATACATTTTTGTTATCATAACATTTAATTTTTTAGTAGCTATTAACATATTACGTATAAAAGGAACTATATAGATTCTAAATGTTTTTTCATTAGTTACACGTATTGATTTCGTATTGCTGGCAGCGTGTCTTGCAAGCTTAGCTTCTTTAGAATTCATTTCCCCTTTCATAGTTTCATATAATGCATGCAATTTTTTAGCATGTATATTTCCTTTATTAATTAAATAAGTATTTACTAAATTTATATTTCCTGAATATGATACAACATTATTCGGGCCAAAATGTGCAACTTTGTATGTTGTTGTACTTTGTATAAACCTAATCAGTCTATTAAATCCAGAAATGTCCTCTAAAATTTTTACATTTCCTTTACCTCCGCCGAAAGTTCTTATACCAAATAAAGATTTAATTCTTACAATTATTTGTCCTAATTTCTGTTTTAAACTAAATTTAGCCGTATTTGCGGATTCTTGTGCCCATCTTTGCACTTTAGCAGATAAAACTTCTTCCTCTTCAATTAATAAATCGAGATTATTAATTGATTGGAATGAGTTATCTGAGTCTTCAAATAAATATTTCATATTTTTTAACCCCCTAACAATCTAATATGAATATGTTAAAAAGGAGTGAAATAATGAAATGAATGGAAATAAAATATTTAAATGCCCTTTTTGTAAATCAAAATATATAAAAAAAGAATTATTATATAACCATATATTAAAAGAACATACAGAATTAATACCTCAAGGTATGTCAGTTCAACAATTTTATTTTAATACAGTTAATCATAAATCTAGTGGTCAATGTGTTATATGTAAAAAAGAAACTAAATGGAATGACGCAGTATGTCGATATGATAGATTATGTTCGGAAAAATGTAAAGAAGTTTACAAAAAACAGTTCAGAGAACGTATGATGAAAACTTACGGTAAAACTCATTTGCTTAATGATCCTGATCAACAAAAGAAAATGTTAGAAAATCGCAAAATAAGTGGTAAATATAAATGGTCTGATGGAACTATATTTACTTATACTGGAACGTATGAACATGAGTTCCTAGAATTTATGGATATATTTATGCAGTGGAGTAGTAAAGATATAATATCTCCAGCTCCTCAAGTATTTAAATATGAATATGAAGGAAAAGAGCATTTTTACATTCCAGATGTATATATTCCTTCGCTTAATCTAATTATAGAAATTAAAAGTTCAGATAATAAACATTATAGAGCAAGAGATATAGCTATAGAAACTGTTAAGGATAAACTATTAGAAAAATCTAATTTTAATTATTTTAAAGTATTTGATAAAAAATACGATGATTTTTACAATTTTATTTTAAAAATTGTAAATAATATTTAACTATATATTATTAATTTGGTATTAAAATTAAATTTAGGAGGTATTTATTATGGAAGAAAACAAAATGAATGAAGCTCAAAGTATGGATGTCAACAAACCTATTTATTTTAGTATAGGACTAGGAATAAACGGTCACCCAATGCAATCTAATATAGTTGCAGATAGCCAATTTAATGACTGGGATTTAATGCAAGCTGCATTTACATTAGAAGGATCAATAATAGAAACATTATTTCAAAAAGGTCTTACTAAAGAACAGATAATACAACAGATAATGAATTATAATTATTATAGAAGAGAATATTTAGGAAGATACGTTGGAGTTATAGCAGATGATTATGATAAAGAACATATGGAAGAATATATGAATGCTATGACTGAAGTAGATATGCTTAAAGATTTAGAAGAAGAGGAAGCTCAAGAAGCTGCAGAATTTAAATTAGTTAAACCTAACAGAGAATAACCTTAAGGTTATTCTCTTAAATTAAATTAGGAGGTATATTATGTTTAAATTTAAAGATATTAATGATAATTTAATGGTTATTAATGCTAAAGAAGTATTGTCGGCTATATTAGTAACAGATGTAACTACGAAAAAATTTTCAAATGTATGTATACATTTTAGACATTGTAATTCTAGCGTAACATTTAAATTTAAAAACGAAGATGATGCTAGAAGAGTTATAGAATTAATATATAATAATTATTAGGAGGGTATGAATATGAAATTATTTGGATGGTTTAATAGAGTTGTTAAAAAAGAGATAGTAAAAGATGCAAATTTAAGAATAGTAGATGTGTATTATGTACCATCTGAAACAGTATTAATTCCAGATTTACTAATAGGCGACATATATAAAACTGCAATGATACCTTCAATATGTGATATAACTTTTGAATACGATGGTGAAGAATATGTTATATCAGATCAAAAGAAATTTTATCTAGAACATCTACAAAATGTTGAATTCCCTAATGATAATATATTTGTAAAACATGATATACTAATCAAAGAATATAAAAATGGTAAAAAAGAAATTAGTTTATACGAACCTTACAGATGTAACAATAATTTTTAATTAAATTAGGAGGTATTTTATGAGATTTGGAAATTATGATTTGGTAGTTGAAGATTGCAATAATGATAAAACAGTATTTGTAATAAAGTATGTTAAACTTAGTGAAAATGGATGTGCTTTATGTAATGGATATATAGCATATGTCCCTGAATCTAAGATATATGGATTAGAAACTTATCTAACTGAAAACGATGAATTATTTTGTTATGAATATACTACTGACACTATGGGAAATGGAATGTTAGGAATTGTTAGGAATAATATAGAAGTAACTGATTCTATAGCCAGAGAATTATCGATGCAAACATCTTTATTTAAAAGTTATACTGAATTTATTAATTCTGTAGATGACATACCAAAATTATTTGATAGAGTTATAATAGATTATCAATTATAATTAACTAAAGATAATTTTTAAATTAACCCATGATTATAATTAAATCAATGGGAGGTAATAATTATGAATAAAAAGGTTATAATAGTGGCTGGTCCATCAGGAAGTGGTAAATCGATGATAGAAAAATTATTATCAGAAAAATTTCCAAATGAATTTCATAAGTTGCAACAAGTAAGCACTAGGCCTATGAGAGAAGGAGAAAAACAAGGAGATCCGTATAAATTCGTTACACAAGATGAATATGATGAAATTAAAGATAATTTAATAGGTCGCACTAATATAAATGGAGAAAGATACGGTACTATATTTGATTTGGTTGATGGTAAGTATAATACTATAATTCTTAACAAAATGGGAATTGATGATTTTATAAATCAATTCCCATTAGACAAGTGTGGAATTGATTATATAATTGTAATGATAGATAGTAGACAATTAGTTGAAAGACAGAACAGAGATATCTCATATATTATGAATGAAAGATGGAATATAATGGAAGTAATGAATTTATGTTTTGTCCATAACCCACCTGAGTATAAAACTGTTGAAGAAGTCAGAGATAAAATTATAACATTCTTCAATAGATATTTTAAAAGTATAAACAAAAACTAACTAATAATTACAGACAGAAAGAGGACTGATTCCATTGATAATAAAAGAAAGTAAGTATACGTACTTACTTAATGATGAACCTATAACAATCGATATGAAATTTTATCATTTTGATAAGGGGGAATATGAGGACAATTATTTAATAATGTTTAAACCATTTATGGTAATAGTTTGTGAAGGTAAAGCTGTTATGTTATCTCATATCACATATAACGCATTTAATGGTAGAGAAAAATGGATAGAACAGATAACTGGTAGGGAGATACCACTAGAACTAATAAGTGACAAATTAAAAAAACGTTTAGCTGCTGAAATTATATTAGATTAGGAGGTATAAAATGGCGAGTGTACTGTATCATAAACACAATTATACAGCACCTGTAACATTAGTACGTAATATTAGAATTACTGAATACGACATGAAAGAAGGTGGATACAGTATACTACGAGAAGGAAAGTATTTAAGTAATTCTGAATTACAGTTATTAGAATCAATGAGTAAGAAAGATAGAACTATTACAATAGGTAAAATGATAAAAGATAAACCACAACTAGGTAGGCAATTAATGAATGGTTTTATAGAAGCTAGACAAGCATTCTTTGAATATAACGATATACAAGATGGAGATATTATAAGTATAAAGAAAGATGCAATATTTACAACTAAAACTTGTAAAGAAACTAAATTCGGAGATTATATTGAATTTAGACCTAAAAACTCATATATATTTTATGCGAATATATTAGGTAAAGAATTTTACTATGATCCGATAAAGGATATATTAGATGTTAAAGGTTATAATAAGGATGCAGTTGAACATCATATGAATTACTTAATGAAAGATTGTAAAAAGATATTTAGTAAGATATTAAACAGTGTAGATGATTATATAGACGATTTAATATATTTGAAAAGTGAATTTACTGAATTTGAATTGCCTGTAGGGTACTATAAAGATTTAGTATTTAATAGTTATATAATCAATACTTATAATGACAATTTAATGGAAATTGACAGTATTGATGAATCAATGATGAAGTATTGTATACACAATAATAATCTTAATCTTATATTAGGATTGCTGTCAGTATTAATATAGAGAATAACCTTATGGTTATTCTCTATTTTTTTTTAGAAAGGATCAGATGCAAACTTAAGTTTTTTAATAATTTCAGCTGATAGTTTTACAGATTCTGCTGTTTTTTGAGTGATAACTTGTATTACAGCTGAAGTATTTTTAGCTCTCATTACAGATCCATTGTCTTGTTTACCTTCTAGTTTTCTTTTCAATTCTTCACATCTTGTAATTATTGCTTTTGAATTTGATTCAAACGTCTGAACTGATTTTTCCATAATTTCTAATTGTTTTATAACTTCAGGTTTCGCATTATCAAAACCTACTATTATTTTCACTTCATGACCATCTTCTATATGTTTAGAAATTTTTTCTTCTAAATCATTTATATCAGCAGATCTATCTTCTGTAGAATTAGCAAGCTTTAATATTGCATTCGGGTTTATTAAACTATTAGCTATATAATTTAACCAAGTAGGATACTGCATTACTTTTATTTTTAAATTATTCATCATTTCAGCATCTTTATTGTCATATTCTTGTTCAGCCTGTATTTTTTCTTCTGTAGCTTTAGCTGCTGCCACTTTATCATCATGTTTTTTAAGCAATTTTCTTCCCAACTTAGTTTTTCTAAGAAGGTTTGCAATAATTTTTCCTATACGTTGGAAAAAAGGTATAACTGTATTTCTAACCCAACCTATAAATTTCTCAATCATTCTAACTACAGCGTTGTATACTGAACTTGCAACATCACCAATTCCTTCATTATATATACCAAGATTTGAAAGACTCATTTCTATATAAAATGATTCGTTTAATATTTCCTGAATGGTCATACAATTACCTCCTTACATAATCCAAGTAGTTGGTAATTCAGACATTTCTTGATCTGACGATTTTATATCTGCATCAGCTTTAGCATTAGCATTAGTACTGTCAACATCAACTTTTTCAGCAAATGCTAATAATTTATCTATCCATTTTTGTTGTTTAGCTTTAATATTATTATCTGATACCCCATCAGATTTTAATTGAACGTATTCTGCAGTATTTCTTAAATGGTCAGCTAGTTTTACTCTTTGATGGAAGTATGTAAAACATATTCTTTTAACTGCACTTAATAAAAGATAAACACCAGCAACTCCTAATCCTATTCTTCTAGGAATTTTAGTAGAGTTCCAAATATTTTTTACGCTATTTGTAAATGATTCATTTTTAACAACTATTGTATCGTTTATCATACGTAATTTATTACTTTTCATTACAGCATTAGCACTTTTTAGTCCTTCAATATAGTTAGATTTTCCACCAAACGATCTATTACCTACAGAATCAGCTCCATATTTTTTAGATTGTATTATTTGTGTATTTAGAGATATACATTCACTTATACCAATTATAAGTCCTGCACATATATTAAAATATGATATTACTAAAACATCATTACCATATTGGAATGCATTTTTAAATACATCTTTATTAGATATTAATAACCCTTCAGTTTCTCTTAATACTTTAACTTTTTCACTTAACCCTGCATTATTTTGTGAGTTTGCAGATTCTTCAAGAAATCTTAAAGCTCTGCATAATTCTTTATAGTTTGGGTGCTTAGAAAAATCTCCTTTAGTTTTTTCTATATCTTTATCATTCATTTTTAAAGTTTTATTTTTAATATCTTTGAAAAGTTTAGTAATTAATTGATCTGCAGCTTTTAATTTTTCACTTTCAGTTAATACGTCATATTTAATATCTGCATAATAAGTAGTTACCATACTTTCAAGTAATATATCATGTTCCGATCTATTATCATACATAATTCGTTAACCTCCCTATCTCATTAATGAACGTTTCATAGCTTGTTCTGGTGTTAATAAATCATCTTTAGCAAAACCTTTTAATTGTTTTATACTATAAGTTACATATCTCTTAGATACTTCATCATATAAATATACCATTTCAGTTGCATCATCTACTATCATAAATGTTAATAAATAAAATCTATCCATAAGCGCTCTTATATCTCCTTCTTTACGAAGTAAGTCTATACCAGTTTTAGCTCTTATTTGATCTACTTCTGATTTACTTATAACTAATGACATAGTAGGTATTGGTACTCTATCATTTATTAATTGAACTGCTTTTTTACCCCATGGCATTTTACTAGCTATATGTGCCCAAGATTTTCTCATTTTAGCGTTATTTGCCATAAGAGATAATTTTCTAAACCAGTGAGCGCCTTTTCCTTTAGACGTAGCTAATCTTTTCATATCATCTTTTTGCATTATTAAATCTGTAAATAAACGTTTTTCACCTGTAGTCCATTCTATAAATTTAACTAATAATGATGGATCATTAAGATTATTAGATAAATTTAATACTATTTCATCTGAATCTAGTAAATGAGCTACTGCTTTAACAGCGAAATGTATAGGTTTTTCAACAGCAACAGATGCACCTGGTAACATAACACTTATATTACCTTTTACAAATGTTGGAGACATATCGTTTAATTTTCTGACATCTGAATTTACTAATTGTGCTGTTTTTTTGTCATTTATTTCTAATTCCATTTTTTTCATTTTAGCTTCAAATTCTTTATCATAATTATCAGCTTTTTTAATATTCATTTTAGCAATAGCTTCAGCTGATCTACCTTTTGAATCTTGATTAGTATCTTCGTTAAATAATTTCATTTTAACGCTATTAACTGTTAAATCATTTAATGACATTTCATTAAATAGATTTTGATTTGTTTCGTTAAGTATTTCTCCATTAACTTTATTAAGAACTGAAGATGGTAAATTTCCAGACTCTAATACGTTATTATGGAATCCTTTAAGATAATCACTAGTAGATGGGCCTCCATCTAAATTTTGGTCGCTTATTAATAATACCATATGGTTTGCGTAATCATGTTCTAATGCTCTTGTTACAGCTGATACTGTTTCTTGAGATAATGTATTTGAAACTAAAACTGGGTATTGAAGAATTAAATCTCTAGCTCTTGCTTTTATACCGTTAGTAACTTTATTCATATCTTTAAAAGACTTTATGTCATCTTTTATTTCTTTACCATGTAATAGTAAATCTAAAAAGCCGTCTATATTCATAGTTTCTTTAACCTCCATTACTTTATAAAAAATTTTCAATATTAGATTGTTTGTTATACTATCACTTTTAATATTACTAATTTATTCTTTAGTATCATCCGTTAGATCAATTATATCTTCTTTCTTAAAAATATTCCAAAATTCTAATATTAATTCATTTTTAATTTCATTTTTTAATTCTTCTTTTAATTTTTCTATATTAATAATATTTACAAATCTTACTTTTTATCCATAATTATTGTCTCCTTAAAAAATTATTAGTATGTTAATAAACCTTAAATTTGTAAAATATATCGTAACAATCTAATATTATACAACAACATTATTAATGAAATTTTTGGGGGTGAT